TTTTCGCATCTTGTTTTTTATATTGTTTTTGGCAATATTCGTTCGATACTGTATTAGTTGAGATAGCTTGAAACCCTTCAAGTTTTCCCGTCATTTTTGAAATATGAATTGTCATATTATTTCACCCCCTTATCATTTTTTGCTTTTTGGATTATATCAACCAATTTTCCCAAAGTTGAAACTTGCATTTTCATTTCTTTTTTGCCTTCATCAGTTAATTTAGAATATAAATCTAAATATAAAGGCAATTGAGTTTCCCATTTTCCAAAGTCATTAAGATTAAATGTTTCTTTATTTGTTTTTTTCATATTTTCCTTTTTTTTGTTTGTTTCGTTATTTGTATAAAATGAGTTAATTTATTATATATGACAGATTGACGCATGGTAATTGTGGCTAGAATGTGGCACAGCTGAAATAAGGCTAAATTGTGATTAAGTTTTTAAGATACTTTTTAATGGTTCAAGAATTATATTGATTGAGTTAAAAAAATATATTGAGATGAGATAGAGAGATATATTTAAATGAGTTTAAGATATTCAAATGATGCTATTCAAATCTATCCTTCAAGTTTTTTCAATTCACACGTCATGACAATCGGATATGAATTTTTTTAAATATAAAGAGTTTTATTTTTTGTATTGATAGTCTTTAATTATCATTAGTAATATTTTTGTCTTTTTCTGTGGTGATTTAAGGATTGCGTGGGGGGGTATACACCCAGATTTTACTAGCAATTTACTATATATATATACATGGATAATTTACACACTCACACACACATACCCTGCACCAGTTATACACACTTTTTCTGTAAAATTTTTTTTACTTTACTCTGAATTTTAAAACACTACATATGGTATATGGCTTACCTTGACACAGAAGATTTAGATTGTATTGCATTTGTAGATGAAAAGACTAATGCAGTAACAGTTAAGTTCATTGGTATACCTAATAAAGAATCAGCTGATCTGTTTATTAACTATGTAATGGTAACATTAGGAATAGATTACAATTCTTTAAACGATATGCACAAATCTAATATGCTACATTAATGAATATCAAAATACCTTACACACCTAGAAAACATCAAAGCTACTTACATCAACAAATTAATAAACATAGATGGAGTGTGCTAGTATGTCACAGAAGATTTGGTAAAACAGTATGCATGATCAACCACTTAATCAAATCAGCTTTAATGTGTACACACAAGAACCCAAGATTTGCATATATTGCTCCTACATTCAAACAGGCAAAAAGTATTGCCTGGGATTACATGAAACAGTTTACTGATAAAATCCCATCAACAAAGTTCAATGAAACAGAGTTAAGAGTAGATCTACCTAATGGTGCTAGGATAACATTACTCGGAGCAGAAAATTCTGATGGATTAAGAGGTATCTATCTTGATGGTTGCGTCATAGACGAATACGCAAACATTGATGGAAAGCTATTTGCAGAAATAATTAGACCAGCTCTATCTGACAGAAAAGGTTACTGTGTCTTTATTGGTACACCTGCTGGAATGAATAATAACTTCTATGATTTATACCAACACGCAAATGGTGCAGAAGATTGGTTTAACTACAAAGCTAAAGCTAGCAATACAAAGATAGTCGACCAGGAAGAATTAGATAAAGCAAGAGAAATTATGGGTGAAAAGAAGTACCTACAAGAATTTGAATGCGATTGGATTGCAAATATTGAAGGTGCAATATATGGAGACGAAGTCGCCAAGCTAGATGATAAGAAGCAACTAGCAAGAGTTCCCTACGATCCTACTTTGCCTGTCTCAACTGCCTGGGATCTCGGTGTCGCAGACCACAGTAGTATTATATTCTTTCAACAAAAAGGAACAGCAATACAAATAATAGATTACCATGAAGAACGTGGTCATGGATTACCACACTATATTCAGATGCTAAACGAAAAACCTTATGTCTACAAAGATCATTATGCACCACACGATATTGATGTACAGGAGTTCGGCAATGGCAAAACTAGAAGAGAGGTTGCTTATCAATTAGGAATTAGATTTAAAGTAGTACCGAAGCTACCAGTAGAAGAAGGAATCCACGCAGTAACAATGTTGCTCAACAGATGTTGGTTTGACACAGATCATTGCAAAAAGTTAATAGATGCGTTAAGACATTACCATAGGAAGTATATTGATAAGAATAGAATGTTCAGATCAAAGCCTGTACACGATTGGAGTAGTCATGCCTGCGATGCTATGAGGTATCTTGCAGTGGGGTTACAAGAATTAAATACTAGACAAACAGCTCCACAAAGTGTAGCAGATAATAACTATAGGATTATATAATTATGGGATCAATATTAAAACCAAAAATGCCAGCTCTGCCACCACCTCCAGCTCCTGTTGAAGCACCTGCTCCAGAAGTTTCGCCAGAGGAAGAAGCAAGAATTGCAAAAGAGCAAGCAGCTATTGAAAGAAAAAGAAAAGGAAGAAAATCTACAATCCTTACTGGACCACTAGGTATTCAAGAAAGTGAAGAAGAAAAACTTAAAACATTACTAGGAGATTAATATGTTAGATAAAATTAAGAAAGCAATAAAAAAAATTAAACCTACTGCTAAAAAAATTGTTAGCAATATGGATGATTTAGATACTGGTGTAGGTATTAATCAAACAGTTAAAACAGAAGGAAAAGTAGAAGTTAAATCTGAAACTAAATCTTCTTTAACATTCGGAAAGTAAATGGCAAGACAAGATAGAGATTCTCAATATGGTGGTGGATCTTACAACTCATCAACAAATAATTCTGGAAGAACTTCAAGTACAAGTGGATCTGGTGGTGGGAGTGGATATACATCTAGCAGAGAATCATACAGAACATCTAATGCTTATAAAGCCGAAGCAAAAAAAGCTGCAGAAATAGCTAAAGCAAATAAAATAAAACAAGACATGGTAGATTTTAAAAACTACTCTTATACACCACCAAAGTTTGTACCTTCAATTATTGGTACAGGTTTAGATAAACTTGGAATAAGTAAAAAAGCATTTGAAGTAAACAAATCATATTATGAAAGAAATGTTATTGGTAAAACAAACCTAGCAACAGGAAAAGCATATGGTGCTTCAATAGAAGAATACCAAGGTTACTTAAAAGGAAGAAGTGGTGGAAATTTAGATGCAATGGGTAGAGAAATTGTTGGTGGTAATGGTAGTGGTCAGTTAGTTGAAAAAAATGTTGGTGGAAGAACTTTACTTACAACATCACCAACTACTGCAGAAGTTTCACAGAGCAATGCTGCTCAAGTAGAAGATAGTGAAGAGTTAAGAAAAAAAAGAGTTAAGGCAAAAGGAAGATCTCCAACAATCATGACAGGAGTTACAGGTGTAACTGGTGGCTTGACTTTAGGTAAACCAAGTTTATTAGGTAGAGCATAATGGCACAAACAGATTTAGCAAAAAAATTATTATCAAGATTCGATAGATTAAAAACTCAAAGACAAAATTGGGAAAGTCATTGGCAAGAAGTTGCAGACTATATGCAACCAAGAAAAGCTGATGTTACTAAAACAAGATCTAAAGGTGATAAAAGAACTGAACTTATTTTTGATAGTTCACCATTACAATCAGTAGAATTATTAGCAGCATCATTACATGGTATGATGACTAACCCATCAACACCTTGGTTTTCTTTAAAATTTAAAAATGGTGGAATGGAAACAGAAGATGAAGCAAAAGAATGGTTGGAATCTGCTACAGAGATTATGTATTCAGCATTCAACAAATCTAACTTTCAACAAGAAATTTTTGAATTGTACCATGATCTAATTACATTTGGTACTGCAGCAATGTACATTGAAGAAGATGATGAAGATTTATTAAAATTTTCTACAAAACATATTGCTGAAATATTTATAGCTGAAGATGATAAAGGTAGAATAGATACTGTCTACAGAAAGTTTACTTTATCTGCTAGAGCTTTAGTACAAAAGTTTGGCAACAAGGTTTCGCAAAACATAAAAGTAATGGCTGAAAAAGACCCATACCAAGATGTAGATATTTTACATTGTGTTTATCCAAGAGCAGACTTTAATCCTAAATTAAAAGACCAAGAAAATATGCCATTTGAATCTGTGTATTTAGAAATGGGAAGTGGTGACGAATTATCTGTGTCTGGATTTAAAGAGTTCCCTTATGTAGTTCCAAGATACTTAAAAGCATCACACGAAATTTATGGTAGATCACCTGCAATGACAGCCTTACCAGATGTTAAGATGCTAAATGAAATGTCTAAAACGACAATCAAAGCTGCACAAAAACAAGTTGACCCACCACTATTAGTTCCGGATGATGGATTCTTACTTCCTGTTAGAACTGTACCGGGTGGATTAAATTTTTATAGAAGTGGTACAAGAGATAGAATTGAACCATTAAACATTGGTGCAAACAATCCATTAGGATTAAACATGGAAGAGCAAAGAAGAGATGCAATTAGAGCTGTGTTCTATGTTAATCAACTTATGATGCAACAAGGTCCACAAATGACAGCAACAGAAGTTATCCAACGTAACGAAGAGAAGATGAGATTACTTG